TGTAAGCGTACTGGTAGGTTGAGCAGTGCCGCCCCAACCACCGCTTCCTCCACCACCTTTAGCAGTACCGCCAGAATAACCACTACCATCACCAGCAGTCGTTGTCTTTGTCACAGAACTTTGGAATCCAGCTATGCTAGGCAAACTTTCTTTGTAGTAAGAAGGAAACAGATTAGCTACTTGCGTCGGTGTCATGGAGGTCAAGATACTATTCAACATCTCATTTTGAGCCATGTGCGCTCTCTGAGAAACTGGTATGCTCATCAGCTTCTTATAGTCTGTTGTCATATTTTCGGTATTAAATGCCATTTATCTCTTTGCCTTTTGTGCAGCTTTTAATTCGGCCGCTTTCTGTTCTTCTTCTCTTATATGCGCTTTCAACAAATCCATATAGATCATTTTTTCCCAAGGTATCATATTTTCTAGCTCAGTCAGACTGTACTTGTGAAACTGCATCAAAGCAAAATTAACTTTGAAGTAGTTCATCAAGTTATCATGGCTGAGCATTACATAAAAAAAGTTATAAAGTCCGTATAGCTAATACTATGATCAAAACCACACTTCTTGCATTTTTGATTAGCTTTGATAGCAAATGAAGGCATCTTGTCAGTGAAGACTTGAATTTTCTTTAGCTGCTCTTCAGTTAGTCCATCAATAAAACTTGATAATTGCTCTCTAGAAAAGTCTTTTGCTGACATTACATTAGTTTTCTCAACAATAGCATCAATGCATGCCGTCATGATCTTCGTCTTCTTTTCTAAAACATTGTCTTTTTCATCTAGCATTCTCATCAGAGAATATGTTGGAAATTTCATTCTCAGTGATGTTGTATTGGTTAGCTGCACGACTTTAGGTTTTTCCAGATCAAAAACTTCAACATTAGAAATATCAATATTTACAGGAAAAACGTTTCCGCATAGTTCACTGTTTACCACATTGTTACATTTAAAATTTAATTGAATAGATTCGCCTAAAGACTTGGCCCGCAATGCAATAAACAGATAGTCGATGTCAAAGAACGGTAAAGAGTTTACATTTACATCACTATCAACTATGCAGTTTGAGATCACTTGCAATGTTGTTCTAATGATCGATTCTGGTTCTTTTGATTCTGAAGCAATCAATAACAGCTTTTCTTCTTTGACTAAAAACGGTCTAACTTTAATTTCTTTCCCATCTGAAGGCAACGTCAATTCATATATTGGCACATCAATCTTAGGTAATTCCATGTTCATACTGTATCATCCTTTTATTTTTAAAGATTATTACTATTTCCATTAATAGTTCTACCTGCAACTAATTCATAATCTGCTGGACCACCATAAGGTTTTGGTTGTCCATCTCTTTCTCGCCACCACTTGCTATATGAGAACGTTACACCGAGTCTTAGGAAATTATCATCGGCCCACGTAACAGGTTGTGGATTAATCAGAATAGGATATGCATCATAGAGTGTTATTAGGTACTGAGCTTCTGGTGCAGTATTTTTAATGATATCTTTTTCGTTGTCAGATTCGCCAAATTGAAATATCTTAATCTCTGCAACATATTCATCTTTATATCTAAAATCATAAGTCAATGATGGATTAATCATTTCCATCCAGTCATCAAAGAACTGCCTTTCTAACATATTGGTACGGCAGAGAAACGTTAGCGTAATATCTTCATATGTTGTTTGATAAGGTATCTTGAAGCTTGGTCCATAATATCTGAGATCCAAGTTCATCATACCACGTCCAGGTAATTCCGCAGCTTCGCATAAATAAGTCAAATCTCTAGACAAATCTAAAACACTAGATCCTAATCTTCTTAAAACGTTATTGCCAGATAACTGTATTTCAACAGCAAATTTGGCCGAACGAATTAGTCCCTCATACATTCCAGAGTAACTTCTAAAGTCACCCATTCTTAGATTGTTTGGCTGATTTGATATTTTTGGCGCTGCCATTTATTTTATCCTAAGTTATGAATTTTGTATCCAAACGGCTACTGGCAACTGTGCTGCCATGTCCCATTCATTTGCTGTTACTTCTACGAAAGGACTTCTGACATGAGAGAATAGATATCTCTTTATACATGGACGAGTAGCAGAGGCTAGACTTCTTGTGCTTTGTAGCAAGTCATAAGATAATCTCAGCTTGGTTGTCTCATTCATTTTATTGTTTGAACGATATGTCTGAAGTTTGGAAAGAAGCGCGCTTCTTTCGCCTATGGAAAGATAGTGTAGATTTATACCAAGAAATCCGTCTGCGTATCTCTCAATAGGAAATACCAGTGGAAACTTATCATATAAGGGCAAAGTCTTCTTGTGCTTCGGATCATAATAGAAGAAATACATCTTGCCAATAACAGTAATACCGCGTGTGCGATCTTGATTATTGACAATATTTCTTCTATAACCCGCAGCAGACCGCGCTTTACCTATAAACCAGTTATTTACTTCTTCTGTTGTAGCCATATGTTTATTTATGTAGATTTATCTTGACAACCACTTGACATGACTGTATTATGGCTATGCCAGCGATGATAAGCATTACTTTATATACCTAATTGATCCTCTGTAATCAGCTTGAATTGCCAGCTTCTATCGGCGCAATACTCACGGGCAGCAGCCCACTTGGCTTGATTCTTACCCCATGTCATGACTTCAGTGATATACTGCTTGGTTACCTTCTTCTTTTTCTTAGGTTCCATAGTCTCTTTCTTTGGCTTTACTTCCAATATCATTGTCTGAGTATTACCGTTGGGTAACTGTGCCTTAACGATAAAGTCTGGGAAATATCTGTGCCATCTATTGTCTGTTGGGCACACATAAGGTATAGCCAATTCTTCGCTGCTCCATTCTAGTATTGCAGCGTTTTCATCTAAATACTTCATAACTCTTAGTTCCCATAACGAACGATATATGATGTTCGTGGGATCACCTTTATATTTTTTGGGATTTTTTGGTGTAAATCTGCCTTTATATGCCATATAAATATATAGAAAACTTATAGGAACAAAAATGACGGACAATCCTCTAATAGTCGATCCGATGTTCAACTTTGCTGGTCCAGGACAGATCAATGATATGCAAGGTGTGGTTAATACAGGCAATGTTGATCCGACTGGTATATTTGGTAATAACGATAATGATCTGCTCCAGTCTCAGTATGACTTCACATCTTTATCATTTCCTTCCGACATTGATATGAACTATCTTGGTCATTATATGGTGATCAATATTAACGTGCCAGTAGATTTAAATCAGGCTCAGAGAGGTTCTTCTAGAACAAGAGATTATTCAGGCGGCGCAGGAGGACTACTCACACAAGAATATTCCAAGGTTGACGTACTGAGATTTGGTAACTTACCAGATTCTAGAGCAGATGACGTAAACTATGCCGCATGGTCATGGCCCAGATCAACAAGAAGACTCAAGCAATCAATCGCGCTACAGATGCCTACTCCGATGCTGTATACCAGCGTTCAGAGATATGAAGAAGTATCGCTGACAGCAATGGCAGGTGGAGGTGTTAATGCTCTTGTTTCGGGTGTAGCTGGTGCGCTCACTTCATATGCTGCTGGTATGTTAAATAGAAGCATTGAAGTTGGTTCGCAAGTAAGTAAGCTATTTAATAGTGCTGGTGAATATGTCGGTGCAGTATCGGCACTTGCTGGTTTCCCAATTAATCCAAGAGTTGAAATTATATTCTCTAATACCGATCAGAGACAGTTCGTGTTTGAAGTTTTAATGGCACCAAAGAATGCTGAGGAATCTTTGGCAGTCAAGAATATTGTTCGTGCCTTGAGATTTTACTCTGCTCCAGAACTATCATCTGATCCTTCAGGCAACATACCTCTTTATATTCCTCCAGCAGAGTTTGATATCACATTCTTTACCAGAGGCGAAGAAAACACAAATATTCCAAGAATCAACACTTGTGTGCTGGAACGTGTCGAAGTTGACTATGCTCCAACTGGTGTATATTCATCTTTCAGAAATGGTCATCCTGTGGCAGTCAGATTGTCGATGGGCTTTAGAGAAATTGAACCACTACACAAGCTAAGAATACTTCAAGGATTCTAATATGTCACAATATTTTGCTAAGTTTCCAAGAGTCAGATATGACCTAAACAAGACAAAAATAACTTCTCAAGATAGCGTCACAAACATATTCTTCAGACTGGCTATTGTCCGCGAGATCATGACCAATCTATCGTCTTACTATGAATATTCTATTCGTGACGGTGATAGACCCGAAACTTTAGCTGAGAAAGCTTACGGAAACGCAGAAGCTCACTGGATCATATTATATGCCAACAATATTCTAGATCCACATTACGACTGGCCCATGGATAATAGAACGTTTGAGAAATATATTGTCAGAAAATATAGATCACAAGCCAGAATGGATGGTGTAAGAAACGTCACTTCTTGGGCAAAAACGAACTACATAAAGTATGAGAAGGTCATCGAAAGGACAAATGCTTTTACGGACACATCATATATTAGCCGCTATGAGATAGACGAAGCAAACGTTGCCAGTGTTCTAGCCATTACCGATCCTTACGACACATATAATTCTCTGGCTGTTACAAGCTTTGACACGTTTGATGTCAGTGGAAGAAGCATTACCGAAACAATAAAGGCAGAGCGCATTTCATACTATGACTATGAAATAAGAGAAAATGAAAAGAAGAGAGACATCAAGATAATCAAGAAAGAATATTACGGTCGCATCATAGAGCAATTTAACTCATTGACCGATGCTGCTGGAGCTAGAACCACTTTTATAAGAAGATTTACATAATATGCCAAGAGCGGTTGGATCCGATCAATTAAAACCAACAGATAAAGAACAGTTAGCC